AGCCGTAGACGAAGGCGAACAACAGGGCCTGCTGAGAGTTCAGCCCCCACTCCAACGCCTTCACCTGATTGATCGTGACGGTGAATTGCATATCAGGCCTTCCCGACCAGTTTGGCCAGTTCGAGGAAGCGATCGACGTACCAGTGAGGCTGCGTCTCGCGTGGGGATTGAGGGCTGGTGAGGTTTTTGCCGTAGGCCAGCCCCTTGTCAGTCACTGACCAGAAGTCGACCATCTCTTGTTTGGAGTTTTTGCGCTGAAGGACTTTGAGGAAGCCGTGAGCTTCCAGTGCAATGTTGAAAGTGCGTGCGGTACTGGCGATGCTGTGATCTTTGATCAGCGCAGTTATGGCCTTGGTCGGCATCGAACTGCCGCCTGTGGCATCCGGCGCAGCATCCACGGCGTACCCCGGAAGGAAGCTAGACTCCAGACCGTTATTGGTGGCGATCCTCGCCAGCATCATCATCTGGCTGGATGGCGACGGCTTCAGCAAGCGCGTGTAGCACTCCATGAGTGCAAGTTCACCTACAACTTTTGAACTGCTCGGGCTGGCAGCTTCGAACTTTCCGGTTTTGCGAATGCTGGGTAGCACCTCACCCACTACCCATTCTTCGAAGCGTTCGGCGCCAACCAGCTTGGAGCGCATTACCAGTCGGTAGACATCGCGCTCAGGAATAACAGTCATGAAACCACCACCCTGTTTCGGGGTAGTGGTCGCGGCCTTGCAGTGACGGGAGATCGCGTTCTCTGGCTTCGCATAACCCAAGGCATCAGCTACATCACGGGCAACAAACCATGGGTCGCCGAGTTCGTCCGTGATGACGCGGATGGCGCCGCCATCGAAGTCGAAAGGAATTACTGAGGTGGTATGCGACACGTTTTGCGATTTGTTAAAACGTGTCGCGACATTGTTCGGGGTATTGCTGGAATTTGGCTGGCTCTGCATAATCGGGCCTCTCTAGTTTTGCGAATCAGCCGACCTTCTCCGTCGGCTTTTTTGTGCCCGGGATTCAGGCAAGCTTCAAATTCGGTCGGTGTTTTGCGATCAGTGCTTCAGCCTTCCGGCCAAGCTCCCCTGCCCGCGCTTCAACCTGGCGACATTGCTCGGCGAACGCCGGCAGGTGCGGCAGGTCCTCTTCGCACATCACTTGGTCGTCAAAGACTTCGCTGCCGGTATCGATCACATCGCCCAACGCGCGGATCAGCGCACCAAAGCTTTTGTTGGCGCATTGGTCGCTCTGCATCTGGCGGGCGCCAGTGAGGCCGTGGCGACCGGCCAGTTCGTTAATGCAGTTGTCGCGGTACTCTGGCTCTAAAGCGTTTACCCAGGACTCCTCAAGCCAAGACGGCATTTCCTGATCACCGGACAGCCAGCGCTGCACACGCTTCAGCCAGCGGCCTGTAGCCTTCACGAATTCACCAACGTCGTTCAGGCGCGCCAACTCATCAAAGTCCGGAACCTTTGCCTGCACGACTTTCGCTGCTGGAACTCGCAGGCAGATTTCCCGGCTCAGCGCTTGGGCGAAATCGTCCTGGCTCAAGCTGGTGCGTGCGATCTGGTTTTGAGCGTGGGCGACCAGCACCTGGTCGCGGGTTTGGGTGCTATGTCTTGGACTGGACGTTTCCATGGGGACTGCTCTCTTCTAATCTGGCTTCAACGGATTGGCGGACAGGGATGTCGCTTAGGCGGCCATCTCGGCCCAAGGAAACGACGGGCACAGGTTTTCTTTTTTGAAAGCACCTTCGGTCAGCGCCTCCGCTCGTTTGGCAATAACCGGAGACATGCCGTGCTTCCCCCGAACCCAACCGGAAACGGTGCTTTGATCAACCTTGAGCTTTTCGGCGGTGGCCTCCTGGGTGCCGAAGTAGTCAACGAGGCCCTTGTAAATTTCGTTCATGATGCCCCTCCATACGGGAATGCCCATATAGTAGGTTATGGGAATACCGATTTGCAAGGGTATGGGAGCGCCCGTAATACTTCGCGGATGGAATTCAAAGACCGACTCAAAACCGCCCGCCGCCACGCCAAGCTCAATCAGACTGAGCTCGCGGAGCGTGCAGGCCTGACGCAGACCTCAATCTCCGATTTGGAGAGGGGCAAATCGAAAGCTACTGCTTTCGCGGCTCAGATCGCCTCAGTTTGTGGTGTATCCCCTATGTGGCTCGCCGAGGGCGTCGGAGACATGCTCAAGGGCGCGACCGAACAGCATCCCGAGCGGATCCAGCCCAGCGTAAAATTGGGCGCCATCGAGACTTGGGACGACGAAACCCCGCTCGATGACGATGAGGTCTACGTCCCCTTCCTTCATGAAGTCGAACTGGCGGCCGGATCTGGCAGGTTTGCGATTGAGGAAAGCGCCAACTCACGCTTGCGCTTCAACAAGAAGGACCTGCGCCACAACGGCGTTCAGTTCAGCAACGCCAAGTGCGTGAAGGTCGGCGGCAACAGCATGGTGCCCGTGCTGCGCGATGGCGCGACTGTGGGCGTGAACGTCGGCAAGAATTCTCTGAGTGATATCGTCGACGGCGAGATGTACGCCATCAACCATAACGGCCAGCTTCGTGTGAAGCAGGTCTATCGCATCCCGATCGGAATTCGCTTGCGTAGCTTCAACCGGGATGAGCACCCGGACGAGGACTACACATTCCAGCAGATCCAGGAGCAACAGATATCGATTCTGGGGCATGTGTTTTGGTGGGCAATGTACTCGCGATAGTGAAATTCCCAATAAATTGACAGCCTCGCCGTTGGGTATTGGTCACCATCACCTCTTGATCCATTTTTTTTCAATAAATTGACCACAAACAATATTGGCTAAATTGCCCGATAGCTCACTCCACAGCTCAATCCGCCATTCCCCCTGGCTCCAAACACGGTAACCCCGGCGCCGCGCATCCTTGTAAGAGATCTCTTACACCGATACACGGTCATGACGCACATCGGATTCCATCGGAAAAAAAAATAAACTGCCGTATGATCATTACGTGTGACGTTTTCCAAAAAGGTTAACGTCTAACGACTGATCCGGAGTTCTCTCGCTGCGAAGCGACAATCCGGTTGTTATTAAATTTGGAGATCCTCATCGTGGATTATCGCGCAGCATCACAGATGATGGTTGCAGCTCTCGCTTTGATGGGTAGCTACTCCGAAGCTGCAACACATCAGAACCCGACCCCTCGCTTGGAGGTGGAATGCAACCATCTGGAGCTTGCGGAAATGCGGAAAGAGCTAAAGGAATTAGCTGAAGGTTGGTCTGAGCTTGATGGAATATTTGCGAGCGCTTTGAGGGCTTGCCTCAAACGTGACAACATTGCTCATCAGGAATTTTCTCGAGTAGCAGAGCTGCTTAACGCAACTCGAGCCTTAGAGGCGGCTCTCAAGAGTGCTCAGCCACCGGTGCAGTTAGCCGCTGACCACCTAAAATTTCGACGTGTTGTAGCCGGAACTCGCGCGAGGCTTTCTGAGCTCGACAGCCTCCATCGTCAAGCTACTCGTATGCCTGAATACATAGATACAGAAGTAAATTTCAATGGATTGAAAGAGCTGGCAAGTTTTACGAATGCCCGCTTGGCGCATATCGCCTAAGGGAGAAAATGGCTTCTGTAAGCTTCCACGAGGCGACGTTCGCAGAGTTTTTCGAGCCGATTGATAAAAAATATCCTGGTTTATCCGCGAAAATCGCTTCTGACTTTCTGGCTTATATAGAATCGAGACAAACCAAAACGCCCTTGTATTTTGGCAGAGACGCCCCCTATACCCAGCCGCAAGCAGCGCTCAACGCCCACCTATCCCATATCCACATCAAGCTTCCGCCGGGCAGGTTTCGTCAAGACTGCGCTCAATATTACCGAGTGTGCGACTTTAAGAAGCCTCACGAGGACGCGGCATTGGTTTACGTGCAGGGGGAGCTTGAGGAAGATCATTATCTGATTCTTGCCTTCTTCTGGCCGGACGCTCACGAACAAGCAAGAAACAACGTAGTTATGCGATATTTGGCTCACTTAGCAAAAGAGTGGCGAGAACAGAACTGATGCCCGGCCTAGCGCCGGGCTTTTTCATGCCCACCCTCCCACCTCCTCCGGCCAATGGTGGCGCAGAGCCACGAATGGTAAAATTTCGGCTCAATTGAGGGAGGGATCCAATGAAAATCGTCGGCTTGATTTTGCTCGGGCTTGTTTGCCTGGTCAGTTTCCTAATTGGCAGCGGCACCAATAGTTTTGCGATGATCGCGAGTATCGTGTTCTTTCCGAGCTCCATCGCGTTGTACTTCTACCCGACAATCTGTGCTGTCGGCGAGCACCCAAAAACCACGCCAATCTTTGCACTAAACCTCCTTGCGGGCTGGACATTTATCGGATGGGTCGTGGCTTTCATCTGGGCACTCAACAAGCCCACCATCCACACTGCCCGTCCGGTCGAGACCACAACTTACGCCGAGGATCTTGCTGCCGCTGCTGCGAACAAGGAATGTCCGTTCTGCGCGGAGACCATCAAGGCCGCCGCCAAGAAGTGCCGATACTGCGGCTCTGATTTGGAACAGCAGGCGGTATAGATCCCACGAGCTTCATCTGAAGCCCGCCAAGCGCGGGCTTTTTTGCGACCAGAAATACGGGAGAACCAAAATTTATGGGAATACCCATTGACACTAAATATGGGAGTACCTATATTTCACCCATCGCAGTGACACACAGCCACTGCGAAGGGCCTCAACAGACCCGCCGCTCTTTAACAACCAGCGCCATGAACGACTACCCGGCCAGTCCGGTTAGGTCACTCCCGGCTCCATCGGTGGGAGGTCAGTAAACCGATGAACAAAACCGCACTTGCCTCTACCGGCGACCGGCGATCCGACAGGCCCGAAAGCCTGCC